TACGCTATCACCTCCTAAACCTCGTCAGCGGCTCCCTGTGCGTCCTGTGGTGCCTTCTCGCTTTCGTCCTCTCCGTCGGTCGTCGTTTGCTGCTGCTTGGTCTTGTAGATTTCTGCTTCAAGGTCTGGAAGTGGTGGCAGCTCGCCGTCGATTGCCGCGATTTCCTGCATTGCTTCTTCTTCGGTCAGGTTGCGCGTCTTCATGATAAAGGTCAGGCGTGAGCAAGCCCCTGCAGCGTACATTTGCGACCAGTAGTTTAGCTCTGCTTGCCTGTCGGTAAAGACGCCGTCGTCTAGGTCGACCGATACCTCGTCGACTGTCACGATGTGGCCGCTATACAGTCCAGCACCAGCCGCAAGCTCTAGGATTGAGACAGCAAGCTCTTTCAGCGACTGCTCGACCAGCGTTACAAGGCTGTTTCTAGTCTGGTAAGTGTCCGAGTTCTCGCTTACAACCTCGGTCGCTGTCTTGATACCGTCGCCGTCGAACGTAAACATGCCAGACGATACGCCGATAAGCATTTCAAACAGCTTCAAGCCTTGGTTAATCGTCGCGATGTACTGGTCGGCGCGGATTGCTGTTGTTACATCGACAATCTGGTTCCCGTCCAGCCCTCCGCCGATAGCGATAAAGACGTTCTGGTCTGTGTCGAAGCGCTGGCGTGGTGTAACGTTGCCGTGCTCGTCTTGGACTAGCTTGTTGCGTGTCATGCTCTCTGGTACGATTACGCGGCGCTGCCCCATGCGGACCTCCCACATGTACTCGTCAAAGGTTCGGTTGATAAAGTCGATTGTCGGCTTGGCGTTGTCGTAGATTGATAGACCTAGCGGGCTATTGATGTCCTTGTTGTTCATGCCTGCTGGCTTTAGGTAAGTAAAGAGTGGGCGCGTGATACCTTCGACGTTGACAACCTCGGCCAAGTCCTCATACAGTTCGGACAATGCCACACGCTCGCCGAGTGCGTCCGATGTGTCGGAGCGGTATAGCTCGTTGGTAATCGTGTATGTGCTGCCGCCGTCTGGCTTGTCCGCCCAATCGTGGAACTCTAGCAGGCTGTAATACTTGTACTTGCGGCCGTCAGCGACGCGGGTCTTTGTCAAAATGGCTGCGCTGCTTACGTCCTGCGTGTTGGATTGCAGCGGGAAGAAGACGGGAGCCTGTACGAAAGCCACGCGCACCTTGTCGCCGTCAATATATGGCCGCATAGCAAGACCGCCAAGAGCCAGGCAGCTTTCTAGGTACCGTTCAAAGTTCTTGTTGAAGCGGTCATCGTTGAGCGTCTTTTGCAGGAACTCGTTCGCTTCTTCGTCTGCTACCGTGATTTTTGCTTTTTCGTTGTAGACCAGACTTGCCAGCTTCTTCGCTGCCGTCCGTCCGATAGGCAAGTCGTTGAAAGCGCGGGTCTGCATGTCGCCGTCGCTGTTGAGATAATGGATAGGGTCGAACTCGCTCTTGAAGTATTGCAGGTTCGTCCTGATACGGTCGTACTCGTCGGCTGTTACGGCAATTCGTGGGTGGTCTGTTACGCTATCAAGGCGTCCTGATGTGGTGTAGTTCGTCATGTGGTTCTTGCTCCTTGTGAATAGGTTTCGTATGGTCTGAAATAGTCCCATGGTTTGATGTCCTCCGTTCGTTAGACCATAAGGCCGAGCAGCTTCGCATTATCAAGGCAGAAATACTTGAAGGCGTCGCAAGTGTGGTCGTCCTCTTTAATGACCCGCGGGTCGTCGGTCTGTAATGTCTTTTCGTCGTATCGGTAGCGCTGGTGTTCGCTGATAAAGACGGCGTTCTCTGGCGTGTCGAGGTAGTAGAAGCGGCCGCGTGCAAGTAGCGACTGAACAACCTCAATCATCGTTGAGTTCTTCGCTTTGGCTACGGGGTTCCAGCGTACGCCCCAATCGAGAAAGAACTGGTTACGCAACGCACCCTCGGCGCTGTCTATTGTGTACTGTATGACTTGCACCCTGTGACGCTCTACGACGCGGCGCGTGAAGTCTCTGACGTCCTGTGATAGCTGGCTGGGCGCCTTCTTGTTTACCTGCCCCGCTGGGCTGTAGTAGTATGTATCAAGCAGAACGACGTTAGCCTTAGCTGTTACGCCGAGCGCAAGGCAGGCCGTGGCTGATTGCATGTGTCCGCCGTCGAGTGCGAAGGCAACGCCGACAAGCGGGTCGTCTGGCCGCAACTGGTCGAGCGCGTGGAAGGTCGTCATGTTGTAAACGTTGTTCCCAAGGCCGACCGCTTCGCCTAGATAGATATAGCGGTAGTAGTCGAAGTCATTCGCCTTGACCCTCTCGATGTCCTCGAGCATTTGCTCCGTCACGAATCCGAGCTTGTCGTCTAGGTATGTCGAGCTGTGGCAAAGGTACCGCGGGTCTGTCTTCTTTTCCTCGTACCAGCCGTTTATCCAAGCGTAAGGGTTGCGCGGCGGGTTATACGACCAGAAGAACCGCACGAACGGCGCGAGCCTGTGCTTCTGTCTCATGAAGGTGATGTTCGTTTGGTCGAATTCCTCGGCGTTCGCGAACTCGGCCGCTTCCTCATACCAGACAACGACGATGTCCTCGATGTCGTTTGATTTGAGCTTCTGGAAGTCGTCCTGTCCGTAAAAGTAGAACGTCGAGCCTGTCTTTTTGTGCTTGACCTTGAACGGGCTGACCGTGTCCGTGAAGCCGTCAATGACCCCGAACATACGCAGCGCCCATTTAATCTTGTTAAACACGCTGTCACGGATTGTATTCCCTACTTTCCGAATGACGACGACGTTCGCCCTCTCGCCTAGCCTGATATACCGTAGCATGATATAGACGGCCAGAAGGGCAACGACGGACGACTTGAAGCTGTTCCGTCCGCCTTTTAGTACGTTGTAAGGTACTTTAGTCTTCCATACGTCTTTAAAGTGCGGGTTCACGTTCTTCTGTACATCAAAACTCATTCACGCACCCCCTTCGGGTCGCGGTCTAGGTTCTTTCCTGACGTCTTGTCGGCCAAGTCACGCGCCTTTTTGACCTTCTCGGCTGCTGCCAGCTCGTTTTCCTTCTCGGCCGCCTTGGCTTCCTCGAGATTGTCGAAGTCGTCCGCCCATGCGTCGATGATATAGATTGCGTCGTCGGCTGTGATGTCCTGCGTTTTGAGCGCTTCGATTTCTAGCTGGAGCTTTTCGATTTCCGCTTCTAGCTTGCGCGCTTCCGCTTCGGTCTTGCGCTCGAAGGCTGGCGCCATTTTCCGCCACTTGTCAGGGCGTCTGTTTTTCAGCCAGAAGACAATCGCTGTAGTGTCTGGCGGAACTTCGTTCTCTGTCACGATGATACGCTGCGACTTCTGGCCTTTGGCGTTTACGTTGATAAAGGTCTGCTTGTTCTGCGACTTGTACCCGAGCGCACGTTTTAGGAGCGCGTTCTCGACTTCGAGGTCGACGACTTCGGCACCTTTTTTTAAAGCTTCGGAAATCTTTTCAGACTTCGCTTTCCAGCCCGAGACTGTCGTCGTTGCGCAGCCGATATTCTTCGCGATTTGTTCCTGCGTCAATCCATTGCGCGCCCAACCTTGCAGCAGGGTCAGTTTGTCGTCTGTCTCCCAATCCGTCATACGGACGGGACGGGCTTTCTTCGACCCTGTCGCCTGCTTCTTCGCGACCTTCTTCGTTGGCTTCTTCGCTGCCATTGCTTGACCTCCTTTCGTCAGTTGATTTTAACCGCCTTGTCTCCTGACACCTTCTCCCATCGTCGGATAATCACGTCGACATACTGCGGGTCGAGTTCGTTCATGTAACAAGTGCGATTAAGTTGCTCGCAAGCAATAAGCGTCGAGCCGCTACCGCCGAATACGTCCAAGACGTTGTCGCCTTTCCGCGTTGATGTCTTTAGCATAAGACCGACAAGGTTCAGCGGTTTAGGTGTTGCGTGTCCGCCTGTATCTTCTCTTTCTTCTTCGCTGGTGCGGTTAAAATGCAATACGTTGTTAAAATTCGTGTGTGTTGCGTCAAAGAAAGCTCTGGTCGCGTAGTAGTCCTGTTTTATGCGGTCGTAGTCTTTTTTGATTTTGTCATACTCCGCTTTGATTGTCTCGTAGTCTGCGCCCCATTCGTCGCCGTAGTATTCGGCTATTTTCTTGTAATGTTCAAAAGGAATGAGGGTCCATTGTGACTTGGTGAACCAATGCGAGAACATGGCCACGCCTGTTATCTCTTTCAACTTCTTCGATGTCAGTCCCACGCGCTCGGCTGCTTCTGCTAGTGGCCGCCTGATTGCTTCGTAGCCCTCAAAGTAATTGTCGGCGTTCGTGTTGAAGCCTTGGACACCTTTCATGACAAACAAGCACTTCTCGTCTGCGGTCGGGTACATTCTGGTTAGCTTCGCCATTTGTCCTTGGCCGCTTCCTTTGTCCCATGTCAAAAGATTGCGGAAGGTGATTTGCTGTTCCTTCTTCATCGGCCGCAAGATATTGCTGTATAGGTCCATGAGTGGTTCATCTATGCCCCAGCAATACCAGCTACCGACTTCACGCATAGCGTCGAATGTAATCGGTACCCACTTCTTGTTAAACTCGAGCAGGTCGTCATAATTCAGGTTGTCGTTCTGGACGCCGTCCTTTTCCTTCTTCATTCCATACGGAGGGTCTGTGTAGACTGTGTCAATCTTCGCGCCGTCTAGGAGCTTCGCGATATGTTCGCGGTCGGTACTGTCTCCGCAAGCCAGCCTGTGACGTCCTAGCTGGAAGATGTCGCCCGCCTTGATTGATGTATCTTGTAGCTCGAGGTCTGCTTCGTCTTCTTCGACTTCTTCGTCGTCAGTCAAAAGGTCTTCTGCTTCGTCCAGCAGGTCGTCGACGTCAAAACCGAATTGCTCCATATCAAGGTCAATCGCCGCCAGCTCTGCCATGAGCAGCGCGTCGTCCCATTCGGCCAGTTCTCCGACCTTGTTATCTGCAAGGCGAAAAGCTCGGACTTGGTCTTCGTCTAGGTCGTCCGCGATGATAACGGGTACTTTCTTAATGCCGAGCCGCTTCGCTGCTTTTAGGCGCGTGTGTCCTGTTACGATTTCCCCGACTGCGTCAATGATGATTGGTACCTTAAAGCCGAAGTTCCTAATACTCTCTGCCACGGCTTCGACGGCCTGCTCGTTATCTCTCGGGTTGTAAATATATGGGACTAGGTCGTCCGTACTCATGTATTTCAGCGTTACTTTTTCGCTGGTCTGCGTCATGCTTCTTCTTCCTCCTGTAAACGACAAAAGACGCCACGCGGGCGCCTTTCTGTTTGAGCTGATACTATCATTCTATCAGATAAAGCGCGGTATTTTTGCACGTTTAGCCGCTTCTATGCCGCGGGTTGAATAGTTCGTCACTAAATTCTTCTAGCCATTCCTTGACCCTGTAATATGCCGTGCGCTCGCTTACGAACATATAGCGCGACGCTGCGCCTATCAAGTTAATGCTGCGATAGACGTACACCTCCTTGATTGCCGTGAGCAGGGGCGCGTCTGTGCGCTCTGTGATGTCGTCTAGCACTCGTTTGATAGTCAGGTACTTTGATAGCTTCGTGTCGTTCTCTTTGGCTACCAGCACGCGCTCTGCTTCGCTCTTGCGGCCTTTCCCGCTGCGTTTAATGGTCCCGTTGGCGTCTGTCGCGTGGTAGGGACTTTCTAGCGTCTCTATCCTGTCCGCGATGTGCTGCTCTAGTATGGTCCGCTTCGGGTTCCTGCTGTCTCTCTTGTAGTACCAGCGAAGCCATTCTAGCTCCTTTCGGTAGGCGGTATCAATCCTAAATACTTTTTTCTGGGTCATTGTGTCAGCTCTCCCTTTTTCGTTGTGTTATTGCTGTTTATATTTTAGCAAAAAACCCGTATCTTGTCTACGGTATAGCAAAAAAGGGCGGGCGCTGCTGCCCGTCCTCTCTCGTCTGGTTAATATCGGATAAAGTCGATAATCGTAACTACGGCTGCCGCTATATGCGCCGCAAAAATCAATTTTATAAACGTGTACCGATTTTCATCTATCGCCTTCTTCTGCTCTATGCAGCTAACAACGGCGTAGAACACAACCGCGATAATTATGACCGCCTTTTTAAAAATTTCCATTCGTTCCTCTCACTTTCTTCTTCCTGTGGTTCTTGCGCGTCTTCTTCGACTTCCTGCGTGGAGGGTGTTTCGGTGTTTCCTGTACCAGTCCATGCAGACCGAGCAGCTTCGCGAGCGCTGTTGCTTCTTCCTCTGTAGCTGGCTTCAATCTGATTTCGATTTCTCCTTGTACGTCTTGCGTAAGGCTGCTATACCGTCCGTCGTCCTCGATGTCGACGTCTTCAAGCTCTGTTGCCGTGCCGCTTAACTTCGAGGTGTTCCCGCCCTTGGTTTTTATACAAAACGCCTTTCCTAGTTCTGAGATTGCGTTCGCCGCTTCTTCTGCTTTCATAAAAGAGCCAACTCGAAAGTCTGGGGCTTCTTCTGGCTCTGTCGGACCTGTTCCGTATTCCTCGATGATACGCTCATACGCTTCGCGGAGCTGCTTCGCGGTCGGCGCGATGATATGTTCGAGCTGGTGGCCTACGGGTGGAATGTTGCTGATGATAACCTTGTGGCCGTATAGCGTCAGGTCTTCTGGCTTCTTGTCTGTCTGCGTCTCCTTGATAAAGTCTTCTGCCGCTTCTGCGGTCGTATTGTAAGGTTCTAGCCCGTCCTCTCGACGCTGCAAGTTGATACATTTGAGCTGGAAGTATTCAAGGCTTCGCTGCTGGATCAAGTATTGACGGTGTTCGCTTGCAAAAGCTGCGATGGCTTTCTCGTACTTCTTGCGGTAGTCATTCGCTTCGTCCGTCTGGTCGCTCAGCCACTCGGTCGTTTTCGCTAGGTCGTTTTCTAGCTCGTCCTTTTCATTCAAAAGCTGATGATAGCCGTCCCGCCAGCCGTCGCGGTCTTGTAGTAGTTGCATGAAGTTGCTCATTGCTTGTTCTCCTTTGCTTTCAAAATAATATCTGCCGTCTCATTGAACGGATAGTCGGCAAGGTAGGTGTACCCGTTAGATAGCACGACCTCGGAGCAATCATCGCTATTTTCAAACGGTGTAACGATTGATACGTCGTCGACATTCACCAGCGCTTGAAACGTGCCGAAGTCGTCTATATCAATGCACCTAATTTTCGTAAATGTTGCCATGGTTCCTCCTTGTCAAAACATGCTGGCGCAAGGCATTGCCATTATTTCCAGCTTGTAGTGTCCCTTCTTGCCGCTTACGCCGCCATATCGGAAAACAGTTTCTAGTATAACGCGGTTGTTATCATCGACCCAAACGCCCGCGTCGGTCAGTCCGTCTATTAAGGCCTTGAACGTCGGGTATAGGTTCGGAGGGTCTACGTCCTGCCGCGTAGGCGGGTAGACGGTGAGAATGAGCCGCGCGGGGTGTTCTGCCGTGTACGGGTCAAACACGCGCCCGCTCTCCTGATATGCTGCCAGCGCTCGGAGCTTCTGCGTCGTCTCCATTCTCGCAAACCTGTTTAGTCGGTCGTTGCTGTTTAGGACCATGTTCTGCTTGCGGTTCTTGGTATTCCGCGGCAGGTAGTAAGTGAATTTTTCGATATTAGGCATATAGTACCCTCGCAACTTGTTTCAATTCCTCGACCTGCTTCCGCGGTAGGCGGTAAGCTGCCAGCAGCTCGAATACGTCATCGAAGATTTCCCCGTCTTGGTCTTTGACGATTGTCAGCTTTGGCTCGTCTTCGCAAGTGATAGACGCTGAGAATGTCGCGCGTCGGTTCGTGGTGACGTACCCCTTGTTCAAAGTCGGGTAGGTCTTGACGCCGAAAAGCTCGAGCGGTTCTTGCTGGTAGTAGCCTAACTTGCGTAGCGCGTGCTTAACGTTTGCTTTCATCGCTCCCCTCCTTTTTCCTTGATTTCATCGAATAAGTCGACATATACCAGCTTAAGAGCCACGAGCGCGCCCGAAGCGTGTTCGTGGTTGTTGTGCGGTCTATAAGCTCCGATGTACTTCTCGACACGCTGCAGCGCATATCGAAGACCGTCGACGTACTCTGCGCCCTTCTGCGGCTTCTGGTCGATTTCCTCAACGTTAAACAGCGTGATTTCCTCCGCTGGCTGTTCTGGACGCTGGCGCTGGTTCTTCGCTACTCGAGCGACTTCTGCGCCGCTCTCGACGTGCCGCCATTTGGCCTTGATAGTTCCGACCTGTACGGCCAAGGCTTCCGCGATTTTCTGCGCTACCGATTTCAGCGGGGCGCTTTCCATGCGCTCATAGTTGGATAGGCTGCCGTGGCTTATGCCGACTTTATCCGCAAGCTGCTTGCTGGTAAGCCCTCGCTCCTTGCGCAAGTACCGAACGACCGCGCCGTCTAATAGAACTCGCTGCCGCGGTATGTTATAGCTTATTTCGTATATCATTCTATACCCTTCTTCCTGTCTGTATTTAGTTCTTTCCCGCTCTCGTAGCCCATAAGGTAGGCTATCGGGTCGCCGTACTCTGGTATGTTGTCCTTCTTGGTTTCTGTGATACCTTCGTCTTCAAGTGCCTTGTGGACTTCCTGCGGCACGATTACAGCAAGCGCCAGACTTTCGTCCTGCTGCTTCTGCTCGTCGAACTTATCCATAAGCCCGACGATGAAGCCTTTTCGATAGTGGACTAGTGCCTTACCTGATAGCTCGTAGTATTTCCCGCGCTGGCTCATGTGGTGCGCGGCCATGTGGTAGACGTCACGCGCCAGCTCTGCGTCTTCTTCGTAACCGTAGAAGAAAACGCCCGTGCTGTTGCTTACGGCCACGCAGGCGAAGTTATTCGCGATAACAGCGGCCAACTTCCTGTCCCACCAGTAAATAACGCCTTTCCGAACGACTTCGACCTCTACGACGTCGCTTGCTTTGGCTGTGACGTCGCCTTCTGCGATTTTGTGCTTTGCCATGAGCTTTTGAGCCAGCAGGAAGGCCGTCTGGCCTTCTGCGTCGTCTGGTGCGTCTGCTGCAAGTTCTAGCAGGTTCCGTACCTTTTCCTTGATGTCGTCCGTGTACCCATGGGCTACCTTCTTCTTGCAGCGTGCCAAGAACTCGTCCGCTGGAACCTTGAAGTATTGCGCCCATGGCGCCATGTGGTCGAGTTCAATCTCCGTGAAGGTCTGCCACTCTTTGTCGCTACTCAAAATAGCGTTGTAGCTGCGCTTCTGAGGAACGGCTATAAATTTGTCTTCCCCGTGCTTCTTGACTAGTAAGAAGGCGCTCTGTTGATTTTCTCCATTCGGTAACGGTACGAAGTAGCGCTCCTCGTTCATCATCGTAAAATCTCCCGTATTCCAAGCGTGGGTGAACGCGTGCATATTCTCATCAGAATATTCAAGCCAGCGAATAGTCTTGTCCCCCTCTGCCGAGAAGCCGTAGCGCATGGCTTCGATTGCTTTTAGCAGCTTAGACTTAGCTTGCTTGACTTTCGGAAGCTCTTTCGCTTCCTTCATAGCTATGATTGCATAACTAGGCAGCTTCGGCTCCTTGAAATATTTATCAACAACGATGTCCATTTCGACTGTGACGTCTTTACCTCCTCTTTCGCTAGTCATGGTTTGAGGATAGCCAGAAATGATTAGCTTTTGATTTCTTTCTAGCGTCAACATCTCTTGCAAAAAATCTTCGTTGTATGTCTTAGATAATACATTCGCTTTAAACGTAGCCATTTAATACCCCCCGCTGGCTGATAGCCCAGCTTCTTTCTGTAATGCGCTGTAATCGAGCATGAGCGCCGTTTTATCGCGGTTTAGCTGCTCAATGTCCTTCTCTTGCTTTTCTAGCTGCTGCTTTTGACCTGCTGCAATCAGCGTCAAGCTGACAATCAGGACGACGGCCGCAAGCTCTAGCGTCAGACGTAGAACCTTAACGACTGGTAACTGTTTCATCGGTAAACCTCCTTTCGTTGTCTAGCTGGGACGACGTCGACGCCGTTTGCGACTGTCTTCTCAATGTGCGTCATGGTTACCGTACCATGGCCGACATCTGGGATTGCGTAGTCGTCTTTTAGCTGCTTATATTTGCGCTTCCAGCTTTCAGCCCGTCGGTATTGACGGTCTAGGGCGATTGTTGCTAGTACCGAATAGCCAAAAACGGCCAGCGGTAGGGTTAAAAGTAAAAGTTCATTCATTTTCTGCATCTCCTTTTTCAATGACTTCGTCAATAATTCTGACGGCTTCTGCGACCATGTCCTGAATGCTAAACAATACCATTTTACCGCGGTATTGGATAATAGGAGAAGCGGCTCCAGCTAAGCTGATGTCGATAGGCTCGCCGTTTTCTTGGTTCTCGCTGTCTGCGATGTGTAACCTTATTATCAAAGTTTTATCATCTTGTAATTTTCCTTGTACCATATTTTTATACTCCTTGAAATAAAGGCGGAGCGGTAAGCCCCGCCGTGAATGGTTAGAATGGCAGGTCGTCGTCGCTTATATCCATGACGTTCGTTGTATTGCCTTGTAGTAGCGATGTCTGTTGTGCCATTGGTTGCTGTTGTTGTGCCTGTTGCTGCGGCTGCTGTTGCTGGTAGCCGCCCTGTTGCGGCGGTTGTTGGTAGCCTTGCTGGTATTGCTGCTGCTGTTGTTGTTGCTGCTGGTAGCTGTTATTATACCCGCCTTGTTGTTGCTGCTGTTGGCCGTATCCGCCGTTATAGCCGCCTTGGTCTTGTCCCTGCTGCTGGCTGTTCGGGTTCGGGTCCAGATACTCGACGTCTCGGACATCAATCTCTGTCACATACACGCGCTGGCCTTGCTGGTTTTCGTAGTTGCGGGTTTTGATTGACCCGACAACCGTTATCCGACTACCCTTGCGCGTCCAATTTGCGAGGTTTTCGGCCTGCCGGCCGCTGATAGAACACTCGATGAAGTCCGCGTCGCGTTCTCCATTCTGGTTCTTGTAGTTGCGGTTGCAAGCGATTGAGAAGCTAGCAAAGGCTCGGTTCCCGTTTGGTCCTTGGTGCCAGCGCAGCTCAACGTCTCGCACTAGCCGCCCTGTTACGATTGCTAAATTAGTCCCCATGTCCTGCCCTTCTTTCTAGTCGCACTTTTCGACTTCTTCGGCTTCCTCGCGGCTTTCCATTTCTTCGCCTACCTTGGCAAGCATTTTCAGGAAGTCGCGAACTTCGCTCTCGCGGTCTTTCTCTCGGTCGTACTCTGGTGCAGGTTCGCCGTCAAGCGTCTTGACTTCCATTTTGACTTCAAGCACCCGAATATCTAAGCCGTGGAACTCGGCCAGCTTTTTCAAAATCTCGCTGTCCTTGTCTTCATAATCGCAACGGGCCGCATATTCTGGCGCGTCGCAAAAAGCTACGTCCATAGATAGTAAGTTAAATGTATCGTTCAGTTTTCGGCTGTTGATTTTTTCGAGAAACAGACCTTTTTTGTTCTGCAAGATACAATATTTTTGTGTTTGTCCCATTTTTGGAACCTCCTTATTTTGTTTTGTAGGTTATCTACTCTTTAAGTTTACCTCATTGTAGAAAACTTGTCAAGTGTTTTGTTAAACTTTTTTTAATTTTTTTTAACTTGTTCGCCAGCGGCTTTTTTTCCTTCTTCGGCCACGGCTTCAAGAGTGGTTTCTTTTCTGGCTTGCTTGTAAGACCTACGCCGTACGCAAAGGCTTCGCGGAAGCTGACGCCCTTCTGCTGGCATATCGTGTTAAGCAATAGGACGTGTTCGCCGTATCGGGTGCCGTCTGTCTTCAATAGCCGCCAATAGACGAGGTCAATCGGCGCATTTTGGACGATGTCCTTATCAGTCGGCCGCCATTGCTCGATACGCTGGTTAGTGCTGTATGTGATAGCAGATACCGCCATGCTAACCAGCAGCGAGCCGAGCGCGTGCGTTAGCTGCTCCTTGCTGGCTTCCTTGCGCGCCAGCGATACAAAGTTCGCTGTCTCCTGCTTGACGTCTATAGCTGCGTCAAACTTGCTGCCGCCACGGGGCGGGAGGGCTTTCGCCCTCTCGATGATTTCGTTATATTCCATACTTCGTCGCTCCTACAAATTGATATATCTTATCTAGTTTTATGACAGCTACCTCCTCAAACCTAATCGCCGCTATTTCTTTTTCTGAAACACCGCACCTTCTCAGTTCCTTTCTGGTTGTTTTTGCCGCTGAATTGACTGTATCGTAAAGAATTGCTCCTTTTGTCGATATTGTCTGCCCGTATTCGTTCACCGCTCTATATGCTACATCATACGGCGTCAGCTCTTTTATCAGCTCTAACCTGTCTTTATTCATAGCAGTACCGCTTCTTTCTGTTCGTACTTGACGCCGTTTGCTTCGAGCCATGCTTTAAGCTCTCGGATTTGGCCGACGTCCTCAAACGTCATATCTAGCACAAGACGGGCAGGTTGTTTCGCTACTTCTGGAATTGGATCTGGTGTTGGTTCCGCTGGTACGTCTTCCATGACTTCGCCTGTCTCGCTATCCACCACCGAATATCTTCCAGCAGCTTCCTGCTCTGCTTTGGCGCGTAGTTCCTCGAGACGTGCGACCTCTGCAGCTTTTCTTGCTGCTTGTGCTTCACGCTCTGCCTGCGCGGACTTGTAGTCGTTCGTGATAGCTTGTAGGACTTGCGGGAGCGTCTGGCCGTTGTCAAACAAAGTTAGGTAAGGCGCTGCGATTAGGCCGTTACCCTCTGCCATGGCGCGGACAGCCTCGCGGCCTTGCGTGATTTCTTCAAGACGTGCGACCTCTTTGTCAAAGAACTCGTTAATCGCTGCGATTGCTTTCGTTGTCAGTTCGAACTTGTTCTTCTTGAAATGCTCTGCGTTCTGGAAGTCTGCGTGGTATTGCTCGAAGTTCTTCGGGTCTAGGTTGCTAGCTTCTGCAAGCTGTTTAAACACGTTAGCGATAACTGATAAGCGGGTAGCCTTGACGTTCTCGTCGTAGTCGTTGACCTGCTCCTTGATTTGGTTCCTCGTGTCAATCACGGGCGCCATGGCTGCGTCATACTCGCGCTTGAAGTCGTCATACGGAGCTAGTACCTCGGCGCGTGCGTCCTTGCGCTTTCGTTCAATCGCTTCGATGAACTTGTTTAGCTTCGTTAGGACTTTTCGGTCGTCGCTGACGGTCGCTGCTGTTACGACGTAGCCGTCGTAGTAGCTCGCTACTTCCTTCACGGCTTCGGCAAAGGATTCGCCCTGTCCTAGAGTGACTACCGCGGGTTTTACTGTAATTCCCGCGTTTGTGATTTGTTCCAGCGCCGCTGGTGTTGCTGTTTTAGTTGTCATGTGTGGTTCTCCTTGTTTCTAAATGCTGTTGATGTCAAAGTCTTGTCGGCCTGCTTCCTGTTGGCCTTCTGGTTGCTGTTCTGGTTCTGGTTCCGCTTGTGCTGGCGCCTGCTTCTGGATTGCTAGCGCGAGCCATTCCTCGAGCCGTCCGACGCACCAGTCGAAGTTCGTCGCGAATACCGCGTCTAAGCTAGGCGCCCCTAGCTCTTTGAGCAGCGCGCTTTCTACCTGCCGCGGCTCCCTGCCGCTTGTCTTGGCTACGTTGTCAATCCGTTTCGCTAGGTTTATGACCTGTTCTTGCGTCAGCGTTGCTGGCGCTTCCGCGTATTGGAAGGCGTCGACGTCTTCCTCGCCCATAGCGAACAAGCCCTGCGCCGCATACTTGCGGGCGTACGATGAAACAGCTCCCGACCATTGCGGCACCTGCATTTGGTCTGCGCCTTTTCTGGTTTTCGGTACCGTCCCTAGTTCTGCGAATGCTGTCGCTTCTTCGACTTCCTCGCCGCTCTTGGCCTGCGCCGTCGCTTTCAGGAACACGCGCCCGCCAATCTCGAAAAGGTCGTCCGTGAATTTAAGCGACCAGCCGCTGTTTAGTGCCTTTAGATGTGTTGTGATGTCCTCGACGTTCCGATACGAGAACGATATACCTTGTTTGAATTTCTTCCCGAGCTGCATTTTACGTTGTAGCTGGTCGAATGTCAATTTTTCAGTCATGCAATACCTCCGCGGGTTCGATTGCATACAAAAAGCCTGCTAAGTCCTTTCATAATCTCCCCCGTTACTCCATGCGCCCGAGCATTTCCGCCCGAAGCGCGTCCTTAGCCCCGAAGACTATCTGGTCTTCTGGTACCCCGTAGAAGTTCGCGAACTTCTCGCGCATGTAGCTGTTCATCGTGCCAGCGTTGCGCTCGTATCGCAGAACTCCTTGTCTGTCTAGCCCTACCACTTCCGCTACTTCTTCTGCTTTTAGGCAGAAGTTCGAGCGTAGGCCGTAAAGCGTCCATTTCTTCTTGTTTCCTGTCATTGGTTCCCCTTTCTCCTTGATGATACAAGTATAACTCGATTGATTTTGATTGTCAATAGTTTTTTAATATTTTTTCAAATTATTTTTATTTCAGCATTTTCGCTGCGATGTCAGTCTGCCAAAAGTCCACGCGCTCGAGCGATTGGAAAAGCTCCTTGATGTCTGCGCGCTCCTGCCGCTGCTCTGGCGTCAGCTCTGCGCCGCTGTTTAGCTTCATCAGGATAAGTTCGCTTAGTCTGCGACTGTACTTTTCTAGCCGCTGGCTCTGCTCTGGCGTCATAGCCTGCTCATTCTTCTTGGTGATTTCCTGCTTGCGTCGACCTTCTACCGCCCATTCTGGCATATTGCCGTTAGTCTGTGCAGGCTGCTGCTGGTTAGCTGCTGGCCGCGGAGCTGCTTCGTTCAAGTAGCTTTCAAACTTGGTAGAGAATAGCGTCATAGGCCGCAAGTAGCCAAGCATTTCTGGCTTATGGAGCCATTGGGAGCTTTTAACGTCTATCACGGTCTTAAACTGTTCTAGCGTGTAGCCCTCGTTCCAGCGTGCTTTTATCAGTCGCTGCGTTTCCTTGGTCTTGTGACTAAATGATTTGCCCGCTACTTGGTTCAGATAAGCGATGATTTCCTCGTATGGAGGTGCTGGCCGCTTCGACGAAGTCGGAGCAGGAGAGCTTGGCTCGACATTATTTATATTATATTCTCTATTCTCTTTATCTCTATTCTCTTTATCTCTATTCTCTGGTGTACAAATGTACGCTTTTCCTGTGGATAACTCCTGTATCCCTTGCGGCTCAACGGTTTGCGAGTGGTCGCTTTTTTTGTTACAAATGTCGTACATTTGTACACCCTCGCTATTTTCACCCCCTTCTTCTAGTGGTAATTTATTCAAGTCAGGAGCTGGCAGCTCGTCGGTTTCCTGCTCGGCCTGCAGCGCGAGTTTTTCGGCCTGTATCTTCGCACGATAGAGCCGTACGCGGTCCGCTTCGTCCGATGACTGACCTACGAAGTTCTCAACGTCCAGCATATACATTGCCCCGTTATCCAGCACCTCTAAAAGCCCAAGATTGCGGAAGGCGTCAATGGCAGACTTGACGACGCCGACAGAGTGGCGAGTGAGTGTTGCCAGCACCTCTGGCGTGTATGGTATCACTCCGCGATACATGAGCCGCCCGTCGCTCTTAAGGCTGCGCAGGTATAGTTTCATCAAGATATTGCAGTACAGATAGCCGTCAGGCATGGCTTCGAGTATCTGGATTTCTTCGCGCTCGAAAAAATCATCTTTCAGTTTCAGGTAGTAATATTTCTTTTCTTTCTTAGCCACGGCCGCCCTCCAAGTCTTTAAGCTTCCGCCAGCTCGGCGTCCAGCATATATCCGCAACGTCAAGACCGAAGTATTCGGCTATGACCTTCTTGTTTTCCTCTTGCGGCTCTGCTCCGTACTCCCAGCGCTGGATCGTGGCTTTGTGAAATGACAGCTCGTCCGCAAGTGTTATCTGCGATAAGCGCCGCTCGCGTCTTAGGTCGCGTATGCTCTTTTTCTTCATCGGCGCCCTCCGTCTGATAAAAGAGTTTCCTCTTTGACGTCAACGGGTACGCAGTAGCACTTGAAGGTACGAACGCACTCCCAAGGCTGCGAACCGCGTCGGGTGCCTGTATGCTCGGCAAAGGTAGCCATGTAGATTTGACCGTCTACGTCGTTGCGGATAATTCGCCCCGCGACCTTTTCAGTCGCCACCTTTTGCCAATCGAGAAGCGGAGCTGCTTCTCGAAGGTCTTCTGTAAGTGTCAAGTAAAAATGTTTCATCGTGTACCTCCTTATCGTTTGTTATCTTTTGCGTTGTCTTCGCTATTCTGACACAAAACCTTAAAGTCGATGATGTCCTGCGTTTCTTCGTTGCGATATACGACGACGACCTGCTGGCCGCTGTAATAGCAGAAGCGGACGCCGTCCTGAATGTTAAGCCAGTATGTGTTAATTCTGTTGTGCTTTTCAAGGCGTCCGTCGCCTTCCAGAAGGTCGAGCAGCAGCCCGTCCTTTTCCCAAGCGTTCGCATTGTTTACTTGTTCGATGATTTCGCGTTTTTTCATGATGTTATCTCCTTCTTTTCTTACTTGCTAAATACTTTCACGCTGAAAATAGAAACGAATTTCCCGTGGTCGAATATGTTGACTTCCAGACGCTCGCGGCCAAGGTCGAAAGCGAAAAGGTTGGTGTGGATTTTCTCCCAATCTTTAGCGAAGCCGTTGAAAGCTGTTACTGTGCTAACATAGTTCAAGAGTTCCCCGCGGCCGCGGTATTTCTTCTTGTGGTTTCTGGTTGCTTCCAGAACGGCAGCGACGCGGTCGGAGTATGATTGCTCAAGGTCTTCGATTTCATTCCATGCAGCTTTTAGAGCTAGCGACCAAGTCGGCGCGTCGATTTCGTGCGCCCGTGCCATGACGTCTGCGTGTGTAAATTTCCGTAGTTTCATGTTGTTTCCTCCTGCCGTTTTTCGGCTTGTTTATTATTTATGGTTTAATTATACCGCATTGATTTTTCTTTGTCAAGTATTTTTACAAAGTTTTTTTAAATTATTTTTAACTTTTTCCGGGCAACAAAAAACCTCCCGCATGGCCAACGGGAGGAATACAGAAAGGAAACGGTCACGCTGGCGAGGTTAGAACCACCGCGACCTTGTTTGGCTAAGTGTCGGTAATTGCTTATGAAACGTGATTGCTGGTTTTTGATTTTGGTATAAGGAGAACCCAAATTTGCGCCTTAGCCATACGCACCCTAATTATAGCATAAGGCGGCGCGTGCGTCAATAGGGCAACAAAAAAGCTGACGGAGAGCCAGCTTTCAATAATGGAGATTATTATGAAAAAGTTTCATCAGTCCTTAGCAGGACAATTATAGTTTAGCACTTCGCGCGGAAGTTGTCAATAGTTTCTTCAAAATTTCTTCGATGAATTTTAAACGCCGTAAAACGCGTTTTAAGCCATTGTTTTCGTTCTCTGGTATAACAAGACGCGGAACGTCCTAAAATCGAAAATAGGCTATTTATTTTGCGTTTAAACAGCATTGCAAGCAAAAGAGAAAGCCGCGGAGATTATCCACGGCCTTTTTGTATTTATTTAAAAGAAAATTTGCTTGCAGCCTATCGGTTGTTTACGATGTTCTGAACTGCATTGTAGTAGGTGCCGAGGTTCGCTCTGCGCTCGTCCCCGTTTCCGAGGTGTCCTGCCAGCACTTCATCGGCTAGCCGATTGTGAGACGTCCGAGCGTCAATCGCTTCTAGTCGCTCGTTGACAATCGTCTGAACTGCCGCATACTTGCTACCAAGAGCCGCCTTGCGGTCTGCTCCGCTGCCGTACTTGCCAGCCATAACTTCGCCCGCGAGCTGTTCGAGCGTACCCGCTGCCGCTTCTGGCGGCGTTCCTTGCTGTACGCTCTCGCTTTTGCTGGGCGCTGTTCCGTTCTGGCGGTAAACGTAGACGTAAGGGCCGCCCATGGTGCCAGCATTCCAGCCGTAAAGCTGGTTGTAGTTGTTGCGCGTGACGCCGTTCGCTGCATAGGTACAGTGGATAACGTTGTCCGCGTCGAGTGCTAGCATGGTATGGCCGCCTGCACCGAGCGATTGACCTTTAGGACCCCAGATGATAACGTCGCCGCGCTGCATGTCCCAATCTTCGTTTTCTGCGAACAGATAATAGCCGTTAGCGATAAGCCAATCGTGCTCTGTCTCTGTGTTGACAGTCCAAGCAGCAGGAGAAGCGCCACCAGCTCGTAGGGCGTAGTAAATCGCGCTAGAGCAATCGTAGGAGCTAGGTCCTTCGCGGCGTGCCATAGAGTAGCTGACGTTGCCCTCTAGGCCTGCCATGAAGGAGATTGCTAGTTCTGTATTAACCATTTTCGCCCCCTTACTCTTTGTTTCCCGCGTTGTAGTTAGCTGTCGTGATACCTAACAGCGTACCCATAAAGGTTGTGAATGCTGTCAAGATGATAAGCGCTAGCTGCGTATGCTCCCAATTAAGAGCGGTGCCGATAGTTCCGACGAATGTCGCAAGGGCTGGCAAGAAGATTGCTGTACCCCATTTTAGAAGCGAATAGGCTTCGTTTGATAGTTGGAAATTCTTCACGTTTTCTTTCCTCCTTCTTTCTTTTTCTTCGGCGCCGTTTTTTTCGGCTCCTTGTGTCGAACGTCTCCGTCCTGCTGGAATAGTTCCTTGTCGTGGTCTAGGTTGCGTTCGATGAAGTTCTCGAGGTATGGCAGCTTGACGCCTAACATAGAAAGATTTTTCAAAATTGAAGCTGCGTAACTTGCGACCATTGCCAAGATGAAGCTGTTGACGAACCCAGCCTGTCCCGCGTACTCTGCGAACGGATACGAAAACATGACAGCAAGAAACACGGTAACGTGACTAACGACGCCCTTCCGTAGCTTGGAACTAGAAAATCTATTCTGCGCCCAAGCACGCGCAACGCCAAGCAGAATGTCAGCGACAATCAGAACCAGCAACCCGAAAACGGGCAAGTGGTCGTCTATCCCTGTCTGGTAGAATTTGATGATTACGTCTATAATCAAAAAAATACCGTCATTATCTGGCGTTGGCTGCGGCGTGGCTGCGGCCGTCAGTAGTTCGTGCATGTCTTACTCTCCCATTTCGTTTTGTTTGACAAAACAATAATACCCCACCAGCGGCAGGGTATTTTGCAAAGTCCTTGTTTATGCTTGTGTCTGTGCTGCTTTCGCTGCTTCGATTTCTTTCAGGACTGCGTCCTCGATGTCGTAGATAGCATTTTGCAGCGCCAGCTCGTCCTTGCGCATATCGCGGCGGTTTGCTGCGTAGCGTTCGGCGTCGATGATGTTCTCGCTGGCTGTGCTGACTGCGTTTCCGTCTGTGTTGACGATTGTAGTCTTTACAAGGTGTTTCTGGCCGTCTTCCTCAACGTAGAAGGAAGCGACGGTCTGGCGTGTGCGTTCTAAACTTAGCATGTTATGCCCTCCTGTTCGATGTATTAATTATAGCACGCTGGCGCGTGGTTGTAAAGTTACAACATAATGACGATTTGACCGCTATACGTTGCGCCTGATTGAGTGTTTACAGCTATCAACTTGTTACTGTTTGCGTTGATTTGTACGTTCGTTCCGTCGGCTGTAACGGACCATTTAGGAATGGTTAGCATGTAGCTCTGAACTGCTCGAAGGATATTTACGGGGATAATCGCAAAGCCAACATTGGATCCATTGCCTACAAAATCGTAGCGAATAGCCAGCACGTCGCCGCAGCGCTTGTAGAAGCTCTTAGGATAGCCCGCTGGCTGCCAGCCTGTGTTGATTAGGTTGACGTGGTCCAGTCGAGCGTTAGAACTCCACGGCGTCCACTTGCCACCGTAGAAAATACGCTTGGACGGTTCCGCTGTTGCAATCGTTGGAAAGAACAGCTGGAAACATTCATTGTTAGAGTTAAGGACTAAAAGGAAGCCGTACTGCTTGGCAGGGTTGTTTGGTTCTTTCCCGTTCTTGAAGTAAACGCCCGTCGTCTTTTCCTCGTCAAAGTCTTTGCCGTATGTGTAGATAGCGCGCCCGTTGCCCTGCGTGATAGCGTGCTGCTGGATAATCTTTCCGTTTGCGTAGATGTCGCCCGCTACGTCCAGCATGCCGCGTTCTGGCGTCTTGCCGATACCAAAGCGGCTGTCTTTGTCGTATGCAAAGATAACTTTTTCGACAGGTACCGTGACAACCACCTCTGCAGGAAGTTTAAACATATCGGATACTTGCCCGATAACTTCGTAAGAGTTCGTTATTGGAAAATTCCCAAAGAGTGATACTGAAGAATTTACAAGGCTGTTGACATCGCTAGGGACAACGTTTATAGGTCCGACGTCTTTCCTGATTGGTCCGTCGTTCGTGATGTCTCTGGTAGCGAACCAAAAGAACATTTCGTTTTTTTGGACGCCGTCAACCATGACGGGAGCGATTTTGGCCGTTCGTGTAACTAATAGCGTCCCCCCGTCTTTTCCTACTCGCTGAACCTTAAAAGTTAATACGGGCGTGAAATACTCGATGACGTTGATAGTTTTCTCAACGTACTCGCTGGAACGGCCGCGGCTGTCAATGACTTTCGCGCGGATAGTAGCCGAGCCTGTGAAGTTCATAGGACCAAGGCGGCCGCCGTTCTGGTTCGTTGATTGATTTCTATCTACGATTTCCGCATAGTAGCCAGTAATCGTAGAACCGTCAACGCCTTTCGCGCCTTCAAAAGATACAGCAATGTCGCTGATTGTTTGCAGGTAGTTTGCGCCTGTCAGTTTTTTCGCGACAAATTGGTTGCCGTCCGTCAAAGTAATATCTGCCAGCGTAGGACGTGCGCCGCCTTCTGCGACCTCTACCGTAAACGTGACCGCCGTTTCGCCTATCGACGTGCTGCCGCTGTACGTCTCGCAATAGATTGTGCCGCGGCCGCTGTTTGAGTTAGGGATTTGAGTAAGCAGCGAAGACGGAACCGTCCAAGTGTGAGAAGTGCCGACGCCTGTCGCGATGTCTTTCGCTTCGGAACCGAAGACGTAGCGGAGCTTGTGCGTGTACGATGAAGCAGCGCGATTGATTGAGATAACAAACTCACGACCGACGACTGCTGTCCCTGTAACGGACACGCTGGAAGCTCGAGCTATACGCGTAAGCTCGAACTTGCGCTCGGAAATGGATAGGTAAGACGGAGAATAGCCGCCGCTGCCTGTAAGGTCTGCGGAGATTGTGGCTGTCTTGCTGCCGTCTCCGTTATGGTAGACCCGCGCTGTTGTCTCGAAGCCTTCCAGCTTCGTTTCGCTGTTGTAGTTTAGCACGGCTGGCCGTCCCTTGAATGATACGCGCTGCCCTTCGATAGTGACCGAAGCTGTTACGTTGTAATCTGAGAATGTGACCCAACGATTAAGCAGGAACAGTCGAACGCGTACGTCCGAATAGTTCTCGGCTTTGTTCTGGCCTACTTGCTCAACGATTGCTTTGAGGGTGTACCCTTGCCCGTCTTGTCCGCTAAAATATTCTGTCATTTTTTGACCCCTTTCTTAATTATCCGACGTATCGGACGACGTTCATATCTGCGTTTACTTCGTGCTGGCTCATGACGAAGCGCCCGACTTGAAGCGTCTTAGTGAAAACCCCGTTGTCTATATGCAAGACCCCGCGGCTGATATACATGACTTCGGTATTTCCTGAATACATGCTGATGCGCTGGTCGCTTATCCTGATTGAGCTTGTACCGTCTTTCTTCCCGATAACCAGCCCTTCCTCCGCGGCCTTCATGTATGTATCTATGAAGTTCCAGCGTTCGGCCAGCTCTCCGAAGTCGTTCGTTATGGCTTCGACCCGTCGGGCAACGTCGATTAGCTTTTTCTCGCTTTCGTCCCTGCCATTGGTGTCTTCCACCATGTATTCGTTAAATCGTTTGACCCATTCTTGCAACACCGAAGCAACTTCGGCCGCCTTGGCTTCCGTCTCTGCCATGCGGGTTCTTTCCGCCAGCGCTTCGAGCTGCTGATGCGTCAAGTTCTGGTCTGCTTTCGCGTCGAATAGCTCCTGCAAGTCTTCGGGCGCTATCGTGTAATCTGTCTTGACGGTTCCCTGCTCGACTTTGACGTCCCAAACCTTGATAGTTGGCTGCTTGTGGTATGTATTAACCCGCAAGTAGTAGTCACCCGTTGGCTTGTCCCAAGTAAAGAAGGTGCCGACCGTCCCCGTTTCTGGGCTAGATACTGCCGCGATGTGTGCCACCTTGTCAGTAAACCACAAGACCACGTTGTCGCTCTCTGCCGCTCCGCTGTGGACGTCTGAAAAATTCCCGTTAGTCTTGGCGCTGATAAGGTATTTTTCGCCATTCTTCAAGTGTATCGACGTTCTGCCGTAGACCTCAAAATTATCGAAGTTTTCGGGTTTGCTGTCTGGTGCGAACGGACCCTGCGAGTTCCGCAAGAGGTTGCGGCCGCCTACCTTGACATTTTCAAACAGCGGTGACCACTCGTAGTCTCTCGGATTGTTTGACCTGCTGGCCGTCGAACGATTGACCGCAAGACCAAGATACCGCTTGCCCGTTGGTGTGTCGCTCATACCAGCGCCCAAGGCGTTATCGGCGTACTTTATCCAAGTATAAAGAGTTTGGCCGTCTGCCCCTTTAGGACCTTCGACACCGTCCGCCCCTCTAATCAGCGACCACGAGTAGTCCGCGTAGTTGGAGCTTTCCGTGGCTGTCTGCTTGTTGTAAGCTATGCCGATGTACTGCTTTCCTGCTGGTGTGTCGCTCATACCAGACGTCGGACTGTCCGCGTACTTTATCCAAGTATAAAGCGGCGTCCCGTTCTTGCCGTGCGTTCCGATGATAGCGGGCTGCGTGCGGTTGCTGCTGCCGTTGCTGAATGTCTCCTGTCTGTAATGCCACAAGTAAGGAACATTCTGGCTTATCTGCTGGACTGCTGTCGTCCAGCCCGTAGTCGAATAGGTGACGTCCTTGTCTGCGCTGGTAGCCAGATAGTAGTTAGCGACTGATACGACGCCGTTCCCTTGGTCGCCTTTAGCCCCTCGCTCTCCCATTTTAGCCGCGCTGTACCCTTGCTTGCTGGTTCCGTTGGTGTAGTTCCATGTCGTACGGGTCCATAGATAGCGGCCGTCTTCTACCACGGGGACGTTAGCAATCCAGCCGCTCGTCGGTATTTCTGTCCCGCTTTCCCCTCTGGCGTAGTGGATAACCGTCGAAGCAATGCCGACACCTTCGCCGTTCGTCACGTTGACAAAGGTCAGGTCTTCCGTCGCTATGGTCTGGCCGCCGATTATAGCAGCAGCTTTCAAGACCAGCTTGTCGCCTACCTTCTTGCCTTCGACCTTGTACGTTGACCCTGTGGCCTTGTAGACGCCGCCGACGAACCAGCTCCAGCTTACGTTTTGGCTGATTGGTCTAGCCCCTCGGTACAGCGTAGGTGTGACTATGCTTTCGCCTGCCCCGTCCTTAAACATGACGCCGTTAGACGTTTCTAGCTTAATGCTGTACGTCTTCGCGTTCTCGATTGCTCGGTCTAGCGCCTGCTGTATGCCGTCGGTCAAGCGGTTTTCAAGCGCTTTGAAGTTGTCGAACTCTGTCTCGTTCTTGGTCTTGTCGGTAAAGCTGATTTTCTGGACGGACACGCGCGCCGTCATGAGCAGCAACGGCTTGAAGCCGCTATCTCTGACCGTGATAGTGTCCCCGATGTCTGCGTCGATGAAGCCTTTCAGCTTGTAAGTGATAGCAGGGTAGGCAACCTTTTTCAAGTGTCGCAAGCCTGTTGCTCGTAGTACGTCCTTGTTGTCCGTATCGACGTCAATATCGCTTCTTATCCACCTATCAGATGTTTCCCGACCAGTGAAGGTAGACGGGTATCGCTGTGCTGATAGCGGAGCATAGAGCATAGACCCGAACTGGTAGAACTCCAGCTCTCCCGCTGCGTTGTATTGCTTTAGCTCGCCCATGCCGTCGATTGTCAGGCCGTCACGGCCAACGGGCATTACGACGTTAGCGATTTCCCGCTTGTCGATGTGCCGCGTCAGCTTGTCGAGGTTGTGACCGTAGTCCAGAATTAAGTCGCCGCGAACCTTTCCGACGCCTTGGTTTTGGCCGCCGTCGTTTGCTTTGTAGAAGTTGACGACAAAGTCCTTGATTGTCCCGTCTTTCTTTAGACGGGTTTCAAAGTCTAGCTCTGCGTCGAAGCGGCCAGCTAGGGAGATAAGACGGGCAAGCTTGGTTTCCCGCCCTTCCCATTCCAGCGAACGCGTTTGTCCCTCTAGCTCATTGATACCAACTTTCAGGTATGCAAAGGAAATCAAGCCCATTGCTTCGAGGTATTCCCGTAGCGTCATAGCCCTTGGCGCCTTGTATGCGTTCGCCTTCTCGTTGATAAGTTCCAAGTTGAGGTTTTCGGATATGACATGGATCGTGTGTTCGTCTTCTTCGACCTCTAGCACGTTAAAGACAAAAGCCTGCCCCTTGTAGATAAACGATATAAAGGCCTTTTCGTTCAGGTAGCTATAGGCTGCCTTGTTCCCGACGTCGGTCTTGATTGCCTTTTTCTGGACGGTAAACTCGAAAGTAGACGCTCCTGTGTCAAGGTAGCGCGTCCAGATGTCGTCGTAGTAGTTCAGCGTGTCTTGCTTCTCGTTGTCTATCCATGCCACTTGTTGCATGTCTGCATCGTGTATTGTTAAAAGCATATCAGAAAAGCTCCTCGAATGATATGGTTACCTCTGGCTTAGTCTTGCACCAACTAGACGTGAAGACTTCGAGCGTCGAGGATTTAGGCGGCAACGTCAGCCATTGTGACCCGTGGATAATACGCTGCGAAGCTGATAAGCCATTTACCAGCGCGCTATCCGTTTCCGTGTTGATTTCCACCGTGCTATTAGGCTGGAAAGAGTTTGGAATGTCGCGAATTGCCGATACGTTGTCCTTGCGGTACATTAGGCCGTCTAGGTACATGTGCCGAACAAGCGGCCGATTGTCAATAGAACCTAGCGCGACGTGTATCTTGGCCGACTTGCGCCCTTTAATGTGCGGTATCGTGATAGGAATATACGACCCGAACCAGTAGAAATTGACAGTGTCGTCCGTCCTGCGCATGTCAACCCAGCCCCGCGGTTCGTTGAAGGGGTTATGGTCCATGACGTGAGTACCAAGGAAGTTGAAACGTCTGAGAATGTCGTAGCCACCCCGTCCGTTCGCTCCTAAAATGTTGAACTCGCACCATAGGCCATTAGCCCGCTTGTAGGTTTCTACGCCGTACAAGAAGCGGCCTTCTGTGTCGCTAACCATGACCTTTAAAAAACCAAACTCGGAAACAGCGCCGAGCCAGAAGATTTGACGCCACCAGATATAATCATAGAGCGAGCCAGCCTGCCCGTCGCTTCCCCTTGGAATGTCCCAAGT